TTTTACAGCGAGTAATCTTCTGACTTATGTATTAGGACCAGCTGTTGATGGTTGTGTTGGCCAGACAACATCATCAGGAGTCTTATCCTTATAAGTCTGAGGAATATCTCTTATGTTTTGTCTATATGCAGCCCACTGAGCTTGATCTACAGTTGCACCAGTTGTCATTGTCCAATCTGTATCTCTTAATATCTGATCTCTTGTCGCTCTGATACTATCCCAAGTAAGGGTTTCAGTATCAGCAGCTTCAGGTGTATTTCCCTCTGCTACCCACGCAAGGTACTCTTGGTAGTCGGTGTTTTCTTCGTCAAATGGAATATGCAACTCATAATTTCCATTCTGTTTTTTTATTGATACTATATCTCCTGATAAATTTTTATGTAATTTATAAATTGGATTAGTTGGATAAGCCATAATTAAAATTTAAAGTTCAGCGTTAAAAGCTACCAAAGCCGATGCGTTGTTAGTTTCAGCCCAACCACCGTGACCTTGAGTTCCACTAAGCCCATCATATATATTTAATACAAAGGCTTGATCTGACCAATTTTGTGTCGCTAAATCATTACACCCGTCAGCGACATTTCCACCATATACTCGATAATAGTCTGTACCAGTTGTTTTAACTAAAGAAGGTAAAGCTCTCATTTTGACAGGGAATTGTATTACTCCGAAAAAATTACTGGAATTATACATTCCTCCAGAGCATATTGCTGCTCTGTTACTAGCATTAGCAATACTTCCGTTTGCGTGTTCATAATAATATCTTTGACACAAGAGAAGCTCCTGTGCGAATGACCTATGCTCGAAATCTGTTGCAACGCTGCCTACTTCTAATTGAGCTCCTGTTATATCAAATGTTGAAGAACCAGCAGTTAACCAAGTTGATGCCATGTCTGGTAATACATTTGAGCCAGAATAAGCATCCCATTGATTAAGAGCTTTGTTATTTGTTTTATCAGTCCCATTAAATGGAATCCAGTTAAGTGATAAACCGCTTCCATTATTATTATCAAATTGTAAATTACTATTGCCCGGTATTGTTTTTGTTATTTTTGTCCATGTATTGTTTGCTGATGCTGTAAAACTAAAAGGATAATTTTGGCCTGAACCATCACGACTTCTAAGATAAAAATAAAATGTTTGATTAGTCGAACATCTAAACCAAAAAGATAATGTTATATAACTTGATGCAGATGTATAATTCCAACCAGAATTAGCAATATCTTGTGCTTCTAAATGACTGTATAAATGCACCTCTGCATTTGCATTTGCAGTTCCAGCACTTGCTAAAGCAGCTCTATAATAATTTCTAAACCCTGCTTCATATGGACCAGTATCACTTGATGATAATGACTGTTGAGACTGCGTTACTGTCACACCAATATTACCATCTGCTTGCTGAAATCTATCAACAGTTTGATAACCATCAGACGTAGATGACGTACCACGTTGAGCCACTTGCATAGCTCCATTAATTATTAAATTTTTCCTTTCACCAATCTTATCAGTTACTGATGTACCTAGTCTTTCTAATCCAACTGTATTAAGAGCCATTTGTTATACCTCCTTAAGTCTGTTCTAGATAACTTACTGCTGCATCTAAAGCACTTGCCGTCCCAGCTCTGATCCTTAAAACATCACTAGATTCCATTATTATTTTTGATCCACTTATAACTTCTAAAGAAGAACCTGCAGGAACTGGAGCATTCCTTATTATATAAACGTCATCTCCTGTATTTGTCACTAAGTATACATCTACATCTGCACTAGATCCAGTTTTATTCGATATAAGACAGCTTAATAAAACTAGTGTTGCAGAACCCCCTGCTGTTACAACATTAGTTCCTGAATTGGAAATAACCGCATTACTAACATCGGATTTTGTATCAATTTTAAAGGTGTTTGCCATATTAACCTAAAGCGAGTATGAGAGCGAGTTGATCTGGTATATCAGAGGTTCCCGAAACTGTGAGATTACCTCCTATAGTGATGTTGCCAGGGATTGTAATTACGCCCGTTGCATCTATTTTAATCCTAGCATTACTACCCGTTACTATTTGTAGCTGATCCTGTCCTGGACTAAAGACACCAGTGTCAGGGTCTCCTGCGAATTTCAAGGCACAACTGGTCAATGATCCTAATCTGAAATTTGCATTACTTGCATCCTCCAGCATCAAAGGGAATCCCCCTGCTGTAGTTGCATCATGTATACAAACAGTTTTCTTCTCGGTATCTACAGTTACTTCACCGACTGCACCTGTAAAACCAGAATGCTCCCCTGTCGTTCCTCTTCTAAATTGTACTTGAGTTGCCATAATACTATCCTAAAGCCACTGCTATTGCGGTGGCAAAGCTTTCCGTTGCAAATGCAGTCGGCATATTAATTGTGACCTTACTACCTGTTGCAGCGGTAGTTATATTTGTACCACCTTCGATATCTAAAACTTCAGAATTCAGATCAATCGCAATAGTTCCTGAATCAGCTGTAATATCTAAATCTTCCGCTGATATCTGAGAGTTAACATAAGCCTGTGTTGCTATCGTTCCATCAGCATCTGGAATGGTCATAGTACGTGTTGTACTTCCACTAATTCCTGAACATTCGAAAGCAAGTTGTTTCGTATTATCTGAATTATCTCTGACTCTAAAACCATTATCATCGGTTACGATGGCACTGGAAGTTAATGAGCTTAAGCCAGCAATTGTCGTAGCACTACTGCCCAAGGCAATGCCAGTGCTACCAACAGTAACAGAACTGTTTGCCAGCTGGGAGTTGGGGATAGCATTAGTACCAAATTCTCCTGTACCTGAGTTATAAGATAATCCTGACCCAGAAGCAATACTTAATGTGCTTAACAACGCAACGGTTCCCGTTGCATTCGGTAAAGTTATTGTCTTATCAGATCCTGATGCATCTGCTGCTGTAAGTATTATCTCATTACCATCAGCTGTAGAACCCTCAAATGTAATATTTCCACTGCCAATCTCGATAGCATTCGCTGCATCCTCTACTCCTGCTATCAAGGTTCCAGATGCTAGAGAAGTTAACCCAGTAATAGTCGAAGCTGTAGCTCCTAGAGAAACACTCGTACTTCCTATCGTTACAGCCGAGTTAGCTAGATTACTGTTAGCAATTGAAGATGCAGTTGATAGTATAGTTCCTGTTTCATTAGGTAATGTAAGAGTTTTATCTCCACCTGTGGCATCAGCTGCAGTAAGTATTGTTTCGTTTGCATCAGCAGTTGATCCTTCAAATGTAATATTCCCACTCGCTATCGATATAGCATTAGTTGCATCCGCAACTCCAGAAATTAATGTGGTAGATGCTAATGATGTTAAACCAGCGATAGTCGAAGCTGTAGCTCCAAGTGCAACTGCGGTGCTTCCAATAGTTACATCATCATTCGCTAGTTGAGAATTGGGTATTGCATTAGTTCCGAACTCTCCAGTTCCAGAGTTATAAGTTAAACCAGATCCAGAGGCTACACTTAGTGTTCCTGTCACATCTGAGTCAGAAGGACCTGTATAAGTTATTACTCCAGTTGAACCATTGTATGCAAGGCTTCCTAAACCTCCTGCATCCGTTACCGATACAGCTCCCCTAGCTCTGGCATTTGTAAAATATAGATTAGTATTTTCTCCAAGGTCGGCTGTAGTATTACCAGCAAAGTCTAATTTATCTGTAGGAGTATTAACCTCTTGAAATAAACCACTTACCAGCGTAATAGCCTTACGTGTTGCCATCTTTTAATTACTACTGTTAGTTCCTTATTTAATAAAAAACTTTTATTATTCTTCTATTTTATCTTTAACAATTTTAGCCCAGACGAATAGGACGCTTTATTCGTACAATTAATTCATTTGTATTAGGAGCTTCACCCACAGGAGTCACATATTGACCAGAAGTTGATGGTGGTGTCTTAACAATCTGACCTGCCTGCGAAGCTGATAAAAAGAAAAGATCACCGGCATCTAATGTCTGTGCTACAGCCACTTGACCTGAAACTATCGCACGAACCTGATTACCTGAAGTCACTGTAGTTTCTGCAAATCCTGCAACAGTCGCCTGATCTAAAGTTCCATTTGCTATTGCTTTTCCTACCTTTCCATCAGAAGCCCTGGAATACAATGCATCTCCTTGAGTAACATCTTCAAAAGCTAAGGCTTGATAGCCGACTACCTTGAATACAATAGGATTAGGCATTGTTGATTTAAAGTCGATCAACACATCAACTAAACCTTTTTCATTACTTACATAAGGTTCTAAATCTTTTACATCAGCCATTATCTTAGAAGTACAGGTGCTTCAATGTGGATTGCAAGATCGGTAGTAGTAGAAGCTTCCCCTACACGAGTTACTGCTTTACCTGCTCCGGAAGGAGGAGTTGTTGTAATAGCTCCAGCAGTTGAATCAGATAAGAAAAATAAATCTCCAGCATTAAGAGAACTTAATGTCTTTAGTCCCACTACAATTACTTTTACAGTCTCAGTAGCATTAGCTGCTGCATTAGCGAATCCTACTACAGTTGCATTCTCTAAAGTTCCATTAGCTGCACTTGCTTTCCCTACCTGACCATCAGATGTACGCATATATAAAGCATCCCCATCAGCCACAGTCTCGAATGCAGTTGCATTGAACCCAACCTGTAATGGAGCAAAGGTAGGGAATCCTTCTTTTAAATCTATCAATGCATCTACTAGTCCTCGCATATTATTTTCATAAGGTGAACGAGTCATAGTAAATCCATTGGCAGTCAATAAATCCACAAGAACTCCTATCGCACCTTCTAAATTTGGTTCCCCAGTAGCCATCTAATCTTAAGTTCTGTATGAGACTATTCTAAGTTGTTAAATCCTTTAGAATATAGATATAAGGATTTATATTATTGATGGAACCAGAAATTATTGCTATTGCTGTGACCAGTGGATTAGCAGCTTTCACTGGTGTTATCAAATCCCTAAATGGGTTTAATGAAAAAATTCAAAGAAGATTCAACAAATTACAAGATGAAATCAATCGTGTGGAAGATGATATGATTCGAGGTTATGTACTGAAACAAGATTTTATACGTGAGATGGATACAGTCCATCAAAAACTAGATAGAATATTAGAGTTAATGATTAAACAGAACTCTAAATAGTGTATTTTAAAAAACTAAATCTCGAAGTAGACATTCCTTCTTATAAGATTGGTGAGAGAGCAGTAGAGTATGGAATAAATATAAATGATAAATTCACTGGATTATGGTACAGTGATCTGAAGATAAAGGATAAGATAAATATCATTCCACAAGAATATGAATCTAATTTCTACTTACATTTCTTAGAAGCTAATTCTTATATTCTTCCTCATTCTGATAGTGGTCCTACTGCAGTTATAAATTTTTATATTGAAACGAATAATTGTGTAACCCAATTTTATGAAATAAAAAAAGGTGCTCAACCATATCAAATAGATAATCAAACCGATGGATATGTATATAACCTAGAGGATCTAATTGAAACAGAATCTTTCATCGCACAACCAGGTGATACTTATATCTTGAATGTAAATAAGGTTCACAGTGTTATTCCTTCCGACGATACAGAGATAAATCGAAAAGCTATATGTTTCTCTACAAATTCATTGAGTTTCAATGAAGTAGAAATGATGTTTACTCAACCTTAGAAAGTATTTTTATAGCTTTCTTACGTGTCTTACACTTTTGTGCTTTGAGATTAAGTTTAATTAATCTCCAATGATTGCCTGCCTGCTTTATTTGTTCTTCTTTATTCATACAATGTTCACAATTACATTTTTCTTTTAGTTGATTGCTGTCCATCCACTTATGCTTGACCTATAAATATGCAAAGTAGTCGTTGATTCTATGTAGTGCAATTGACCATTAACTGGATTAGAAGGGAAACCTGTATTAGTTGTAGAAGCTACTGCCTTCGCATATTGCCAATTAGTACCATCATGCACTCTGAATAGATGTGTGCTTGCTGTATCTAACCAAGATTCACCTTTAGAAAAACTGGTGAAACCAGTTGGTGAATTATTAGGTTGAGTTGATCCTACATGGATAGGTCCTACTTTAATTAAACCTGTGCTGGGAGAAGCCACATTATCCGCAAAAAATAATCCAGGATCTCCAGAATTTATATTTACACAAAGTTCACCAGCTCCTATTCTTGTTGGCACTGGTCTGTCATTTAATAAACTTGATCTTCTACTTTGAATCTGTATAGTCATATCTAATTAAGATAAAGTCCTGCATCTACATTTATGGACTGTTCTACTCCTGGATTATAAGTTGAGCAATCCATAGAACTTACTCCTGCTCCTGTTATCAATTCTCCATTTAAATATGTTCCTCCTTCTATTTCTCCAAACTGGAAGTCAGGAGTAAAATCTGTAAGTGGTTGATTAACTAATCCAATACGAACATCTTCTATTAATTTAAAATCTAGATTCAAAACTTTCTGCATAGACATCAATGTTGATGCTGCATTATTCAATAATTTTCCGTCACGACTTAACTCTCTACCATCACGTCTAATAGTATCTGTGAGCTTCATAGTCACAAGAGTAGGATCAAACTGTGCTATCTCTTCTGGTGCATTCTTCTGTCCAAATTCAATATCTTTATTTCCTGTCCAGGGTAATCCATACCCTAAAAGTGCCATCCTCTCTGCAGCTTTTCTAGTACGCTCCTGTTCTTTTTCGAAGTTCTTATAGAATTTATCTAAAGCATTACCAGCTGGTTGATCATTAGGTTCGAGTAACCAGGTATTTACATACTCATGTATCTTTAAATTATTTACAATACAATCACCCTGCGTAGTACCAGAGAAAGGATATACAATTACAATTGTATTCTCATCTGGAACAGAACTAATTGTATATTGACCATCTAATAAATCACCACTGGTGAAATCAATATCTACTTTCTTATCAACAGGCAATCCATGATTGACAATAGTTATTGTCACATTAGGTCCACTTTGTTGATATCTTCCTTCGAAACTGAATCTATCATTACCTTCATCATGTTTCATAGACCATAAAGCTGCATAGATATGTTTACACCAACGAGTCTGATAATATAAAAGACCTGAAAGAGCTGCCTCTGGATCATCATTATATTCAGGTACCTGATAAAAGTTACCTGTAGGTGCATATCCGAAATCGTCAAACACTCCAGGATTATCTCTGGAATCAATTACATTCCCTTCTCTATCCTGTCTTGTTCCAGGAACGACACTCTCAATGCCTGTAGTAGGAAATCTCTCATCAGTTGTATCTTTGTATAAATTATATTTTCTACGACGCATGAAGTCTGGACAATTACATTGATATCTAATTTCTGTAGTAAGAAATCTATCCTGTCCTGCAAGAAAACCTCTATGTGCAGGAGTTATTGTCTTAGGTTTATTATTAACGATTTGTACACCATAACTTTCATCACGTTTAAATAGTATTTCATCAGTAGTTAGATCAACTCCAGTGACTGTATTACCAACATAATTATTAAAATCAAATCCTTTTATTCTTCTTTGAACTTTTACATTACCACTTGCTGTGGCACTGATAATAGATTCAGCTGTAAATTCAGTTGCACTCGTAACTATCACTTTATATAAACCAGTCTTCGTATTACCAGATGTCACTTTTAAGAAAACTTGATTACCTGTAGATAATCCGTGGGGAGAACTACATGTCACTGTAACTGTATTACCCGATTGAGAATAAGTAGAGTTGACTCCTGAATCACGTTCTACTACACGATCAACAAGTCTTTCACCAGCTAGTAATGTAACTGGTGTTGGCATGCTTCTTATCTTTACTCTCTGCTCTGTCCATCTGGTATCAGCAAATCCTTCTGCAGTATCTGCAAATTCCTGTCTCACATTTACAGTTCCAGCTGTTGTTACTGACGCTGAACTTGTGCAAGTAAAAGTGTCATCAGTCACAGAGTCTATGGTCAATGTTTCATCAACTGCAGTTCCAGATGTGTAATCAAGAAATACACTTTCTCCTACACGCAATCCATGATTGACCAGTGTTACAACAACAGTGGTACCAGATTTGTTATAAGTTCCTGCAGTTGCTGCAGTGACATATCTAACAGAATCAATGGGTAAACCAAGATCATAAAGATTAAGACTATTGGCATCACGAATACCAACTGTATGTTCTCCTTCTTCATTACCAGCACTAGGGAAAG